CAAAAATTTATTGGTTCTGAGATCTATTTGACTCCATTCATTGGAGAAAGTATTATGTATAGAACAGTTATCTTTTCATTCCTTGATTTAACTAAGAGTATGATGATTGACTCTATTGCATACGACTACAATAAAAATACTAAAATGCTTGGAGTAATAGGTAGAACTCCAGCAACAAATGCAGTTATTCGAATCTATAAAAAACTTGAACAGGACAAATTGTTTGAAGACGAAGTTTTTCAACGCTATGTTCGTGCTCATGCTAAAGTTCGTTTAGCACACATGTTACAAACTTTTAACTATACTCTACCTGGAGACGTTACTGTAAATTATCAAAATATCACGACTACTGCTGAAAAGGAGATGGAAGATGTTAAATTGATGATGAAAGGCGAAAACACTCCAGACTGGATGTACTTATACCATCAATAATTAATATGGCACAACTTAGAGATTTTTATCTTAGACCTGAAACAGATCCTGCATTTCGACCAGAACAGTTAGAAGTGTATGATGAACTTGAATCGTGTCTACAACAAATTAAGATGACTCTTTTTACTCAAAAGGGAGAAGTACTTGGCGAACCTGAATTTGGTTTAGAAGTAGAGAAATACTTATTTGAATTTACAATTGATCCTTTTGCTCTTACTAAAGAAGCAGGTGGTCAAATCACTAAATATGTTGGTGAAGCTCGCAAAAGAAATATTGGAGTTAGACCTGCATCATATAAAGATGATAGAGCTGGAAGAGACATTTTTGTACTCTTAATTGATATTCCAGAACTAAAGAATCCTCTTTCTATTTTCTACGATTAATCTATTGGGCCGAAACCACGTTCGCGGCATTTCATTCGTTCTGTCTCTACAAAAGAGATAAACTTCCATGTATTTTTACATGTTTTCTTAAGATAGGAAATAAATCTTTTCATGTTTTTATAATTGACCTGTTCCTTTTACTTCGCCACCTTCAGTAGTTTCTGATCCACCTTCTGCTGGCGTCTCTGCTGCTGTTGCGGCTGGTGCTCCTCCGCCTCCGCCTGCTGGTGCAGCTCCTCCAGCGGCAGCAGCTGCTGCCTCATCTGCTTCATCTTCTTTAGAATCAAGCCACTGTTGATTTGATTCAATCTCCTCTTCAGTCATTTTAAGTTCAGTTCTAATTAAGTATTCAGTTGCAAAGAACGGAGTTCCGTCATCATTTACGATACCTTTTTTAGCCGTAAATGCAGCAATACGCTTAGCTTCGATCTCGTTCTTCTTCATCTCTTCGAAGACGTTATCATTATTGTAGATAAGACCGATTGCATTATTGAATTTGTGATCGTCACCTAGTTCAGGAAAATCTAAACACATTTGTAAATACCATGGTTTAACTATAAGTTCAGAAAAAGCAGAACGTAATCTTTTAATAAATTTCTGATAACGAACTTCCTCTCTAGTAATACCTTCAGCATTAAGAGTAAATGCACCCATACCACTTTGACCTTCCCAACGTGAATATGGAATCTTTGAATCCATTTTTAGTTTTTTATAGAAGTAGTTTAAGAGTTCAGAACCAGAAAGATTTGGTCCAGGATATTGTAATGGCTCAATTTTTACCTGTTGTTGCTGATCATTTACTGGCAACACATAGTTCTTATAGAACATCATGTTCGGTTTACCATCTACTTGTAATTCTCCAGAATCTCCATTAAAGTAAATATCTTCTTTTAAGAGATTCATAAATTCACGAACGTCCTCTTGACTCTTTTGTAAACTTTTTGATCCGACTGGAACAGTTGTTGTCAAACGGATTGGAGCGTTCATTACGTGCCAAATAACTTTACTGTGCTCAATAATTCGAAGTAAGTTAAACGATCTAATCAGACGTTCTACGAAAGAAACGCGTTTTGTTCTAAAGTGGTTGGCATAGGAAATATAGATGATCTGTGAATCGTTTAACATTCTGGTTCCACCAGTCGTTTGATCGTACTGTACCCATTGTAAAAATAATTTACCTTTAGTGTCCTTTTGTAATTGAGGTGCAATACTAGCTGGATCAAGTTCCTTGAAACCAATAATTTCAGTAGGTTTTTCTAAATTATCATATAGTATCTCAAACGCAAGGTGACCTTCTACTAAGAATTGAAATGCATATTGCCATGCTGAAATTCCTTCCGCAAATCCCCAAGCATTGTATATCTTTTGGAAGTTATCTGTATGTTTGCGTACGATTTTTTCTTGGAAATTAAGACGTTCTTCTTTTGTGTTTCCACGATACATCATTTTACCAGTAAGGTCGTTTGCATAGCAGAAACGGTTTTCATCGTCGAATACAATCATGTCATCAACGATTGTCTCTAGGATAAATTCAATTTCTCCATTGGACGCAACGTCTCTTAAACGTTCACGTTTTACTACATAATCCAATTGGAAAAAGGCGATCGCTTTACTTCTTAATTGAGAAGTAGTATCGGCAATTGCCATTGAAAACTTGAGCAGGTCATCACCAGGACCAAGTCGAGTTGATCTGGCCGAAATCTGACTTTCAATAAAACCGATTGCTTGAGAGTTTTTAAGTAGTAAGTCTTCGTATCGAGTACCGAACTTACTTAATCCTGAAAGTTTACCTCCAGTGAATCCGCGTTGTGTATCTAAAAATCCTGCCATATTATATTATTGAATTTGTAATAAACTGTTCAAAAATCTCAACTATACTGAGAGTATTTGGGAAAAGGCCAACCTGAGAAACTCTAGGTCTGACTAACATTCCAAAATTATCCCAATCAATTAATCGAGCTTCTGCAATAGTGTCTATATTATATTTATTTATTGAATAGTTTAAATTTGAAACCCCTATGATCTGACTCAAGATGGTCGTAGTGACAAAGTAGAACTTCTTGTCGAGGAGTCTTCTCTCGGTTAGGTCAATCAGTTCTCCCTCTTTAAAAAGACTTGGCATGCCGTTTTGTGAAGAGAAGGCATAATACGCTTCCATTAATTTGGCACATACTGGAGTCGGGATTACTTTAAGATTAAGAATAAGTGCAGTTTCTTTCCAATTTTCATGGAATAGCGCAAGTCCACAGGGTCTAAGATCTAAATAAGGTTTGCCATCATTAAGGAACGGAACATTCTGCTCATTAAGATTTGGTACTTGGCTGGCTATTTTAAAAGAATAAAACCTGCCTGGAATAAATTGAGCCCTATTTTGAATGATTCCGACATTTTCTGAAACCTGTTCTAGGGTGTACTGCCCATTATTCTTCTCTATGTCTTCGAATCTTTTCAAACTAATAAACTTTAGATATTTTACACCTTATTGAATAAAAAGTTTTCAGTAATAATTCCAAATCGCATTGCGTTCTTGTGAGCATAGACTTGAGCTGCTTTAAATTTTGCAGTATTAATGATGTATGCTTTTGCATGTCGAGCATAGTTTAGTGTCTGCTTTTCAGTCAGGCGCTTTGGAGGCTCAGGGGGTGTAAGATACTTGTTTGGTTTGATTTCTATTAGCCACTTAGTAAGAGTCCCGTCTGGGCTCTTTGTGACCATATAACAGTCGATCCAATACGTACTTTCCTTTTTTAGGATTGGATTATTGTATGGAATACCAACAGGCTCGGCCGCATATTCAACGATCGACTCGTTGTTATCGCAATAAGTCAGGAACTTAAGTTCCCAACTAGAACGATAAATGATTTTAGAAAGATCACCTTTATACTTATGTGGATTTTGAGGAGTAAAATACCCTTGCTTAACCCTACCGTTTTGCGGTTTCAAGAAATCTTGAATGTCCCTTTGTTTCTTCATAGCTGGACGGGATTAGATTACTCTAAGTTGTCTGCGATAAACGAATCAGCTTCGTCTGGGCCAAGTTTGCCCATTTCAACCAATTTAACAACTAACGCTGCAAGTGCAAGTTTTTCAGGAACTGACTCTTCAGACATTTCAAGTTCATTCTTTTCGAATGCTTCAGTAAGATCGTTGAATGATGCTTCAGCTGCTGCTTCTACTTCTTCTTCTGAACCCACTAACTCAACTAGTGCATCTAGGATGCTGTCGTCAATATTTAATTCTTCAGATGGCTCTGCTCCCATTTTATATGAAGCTGGAGAGCTACTGTATTCCAAAAGAGACATGATTTTATTGTTCATTATTGCTCAATATTTTTATTATTTATTAAACAAGTAATAAGTCGAAGGCTGAATCGGAAAAGTATTTGTCCAGAGTCTCATTAAATTCATTAAAAGTAAGAGCTGGCTGTTGATTTAGCATAAATCTAAAGAGATCATTAACGTCTTTGATCTTAGTATTGATCTCTTTAGTTAAAGCTGGGTAAGTTTTTCTTAAATCAGTAATTAGTAAATTCCATAAGAACACTGAGTAACCTTTCATTAGCAATTCAATTGAGGCGCACTTACCGGCTTTATCATTATCAAAAAAGATTCGCGAGTTTTCTTTCGTAACTAGGCTGGCCAGTAACTGTTTGCTTTTTGTAACCCCAGTGGTGGCAATGCAGTTTCTGACAAACATTGAATCAATTTGACCCTCAGTGATTGTGATCTTTTGGGTAAAATTTATGTTTAGGATATTAAAGTAGTTATTTAAAGAATTGACCTGAGTGATAAAATCATCGTCTAATTCTGGAACAAGTCCATTCTTCTTAAATTCAGTGTAATTCTTAATATCGTATTTTGGACCTGGATAATCGTCATCGATACGACGTAATGCAAAACCGATAATTTTACCCGATTTAAGGTCAAGGTTAAAAATATACACCTTATCTTGTCGAGAATCGTAATAACAGCTTTGTTCAAATACTGGCAGTTTGTTAATCTTTCTCTTTTCAATAAACTTTCCAATTGGGCTGTCAGACTCAGCATCTTTGCATGGAATAAGAGAAAAACGATCAACTACCTCACTAAATACAAGCAGTTGCTTACCTACTTCTCGGTTAATTAAGAATTCAATTAGGAAACCTTTCTTCTTGATCGAAGTTGCAGGTTTATACTCTACTTTCTTCTTCTCTACTCCAGGAACTCCTAATGCATACTTAAGAGCAAACTTAGAGATAAACTTTTCAAGCGGAACCCAAGTAGAACAGCCATCGTTATAACATTTATAGGTTTGAGTACGTAAGTAGAGGTTACCCCTCTTCTTATTTGGGTCAGTTAGGGAGTCACCGCAGTATGGGCAGGCAAAATTAAGCTTATCCTCATCTGTATCGTTTATTTCTTGTCGTAGCGGATCGCCTGGAAATCTATTCTTAAGAACATCTTCGACAAATTCAACAACTGTATAACTCACGTCTAATTTAAACATATTTTTTATTCTACTTCTTCCTCTTCGACTTCTTCAACCGCTACTTCTTTCTTCTTTGCAAGTCGCTTAATATATTTCTCAAGCTCAAACTTAGGAACGATCGTTGAATCTAAGCCATATTTAGTAATTACTGAAAGATATTCGGCAAAGTCCTTTTCTGGAATATCTGCATCTGCGTTTCCGATAATTTTCCAGAATTTTTCAGGAACCTCAACATATTCTAAAGAATCGCGATCAACTACATAAAGCGGATAGATTTGATCGTCAGTTAAAGGCTTTTTGCTCTTTACTGTAATTACTTCAACACTGCGTTTCAGGTTAGAATCTAACGAATTCATCTTCATTGCCTCAAGCAAACGATTTGTTGGCTCGACAATAAGAGAAAAGAACTGAAGATCTCTGTCAATTGGCGGTGCAACTTCAGGTGGATAGTTTTCTGGAGCATAGGCAAACACATCAAAGTTATGATCGTTCTGTGCACAATAATAAAACTTGATCTTTTCGCCTTCCCGAAGCGGAGTATATTTCTTATTGAGACCTGTCTTGATTAACAAGTGATTGTAATAAGAAGCGGCTCTAGGATAAATTGAGATCCCTTTCTTTAATTTTAAAGTTTCTTCGTCATCAACATATTTGTTGTAGATTCGGATTTTAAAGTTAAATGCAATTTCATCTATTGAAAGAGTATTGTATTCATCCTTAACTGCTTGCAATTTTGGAACAAGATCTTTCTCAATATCAAGATCCTTTCCGACTTCCATTATCCATTCGGTTAATTCAACTAGCTTTTTTCTAGCCCAGACAGGATACGATCCTTTTACTGGTTCAAGACCCTTAATAATTAAGTAACGCTTGTCAATTGGGCTAAGCTCCATTGAAGGATTCGGTTCGTACGATACTTTGATTGCATAATTCTTTTTCTTAAGCCAGATACCGTACTCTGATAAGTTTTCAAGCTTAAATTTAAGGCGGTTTTTAGTATTGAAGATTCGACCGTATTTTTCAAAGCAAATATCAAAATATTTAGAAAGACGATGATTATCAATAGCCACGCATATCTTTAACGCTTCTTCTCGAGTAAAAGTTGCACCTTCGATTGACTGGATTGCAGATTCAAATTGCACATAAATGGAGTCAGTATCTGTATAAATTGCAGCTTCTTCTGTAATTTGATTGATTTTATACTTATCAATACCTAGAAGCTGATGTAGTTCAGTATCGAGATGCCAACGATCCATAAAGTAGTGGTTTACTGCTTTAATACTAAACTTAATTAAGTCCTGGCCCTGTAAAGTAATGGATTGTGCAATATCTGGATTATAGAAATAAAACCATTTGTTACCAAAAGCTCCATAAATTGAGTTAATTAAGATTTTTATAGCATTTTGTTTAAGATCGAGCTTTTTGATCTGTTTTGATTTATCTTCCATATAAGATCTTACTTAAATTTTTAAAATGGTTTATTAATTGGAACTCCGGTAATAACAATCTGTTATCAAACTGACGACATTTGCTAATTTACTAAAAAAGTTAATTCTATTTTCCTAAGTAACTATACTAAGAAATCTTGAAAGAATAAATAATAAGAAAGAGGTTTTAGATGAGTGAAAATGATTCACTAGATAAAACTTCAGAGTTATACAAAGACTTGCCTTTTATGGAAGCCTTTCCATTCAAGGAGTACGAGATAACACTGGAAACTGAGGGGATAGATTCTGCAGCACTCGGGATTGCACCAATCTTGCTTAATACTCTAGGCACGTTCGGTACAGAGAACCATGTTAACTTTAATTATTTAGAAAATGACGATGTCGTCTTGATCTCATTCTATCAAGAAGACATAGTTCATGTTTCCAATATTTCACAAAAGATTAAAAAATTAAATTCAGTAAAAGACGACTTAGACGAAGGGTTGTCGAGCAATTCTCTACAAGTAAAAATAGACCATATAAAGAAGAGCAAAAAATTCATTAAACTTCTGGAGTCAGAAAACCTAGAATATGCACCATTTACTGATGTTCTACAGGACATGATGTCGATTAACGGCGTCATCCTAACTTCACAACAAGTTCTTGGGATACAAAAATTAAATTTACTTAAAATTCAAGAAGAAGATTTAGTAGCCACGCAAAGAGAAGTAATTGTCTCTTTTCTCAACTTTCAATTACACTATTCTCGAATAATATTAGGCATAGTTATTGCAGCTAAAATATACTAATAATTATGACAAGACGCAAGAACAAATTCACCAAAGACGAAATAGAAGATATTTCAAATTGGGACAGTGAGAGGAGTTCATTAATGAACGCTAAAGCTCTTTCGGGCAAACTAGATATTAAGTGTAGGTCCAAAGCACAAAAAGACGTTCTTGCAGCAATTGAAGACAAAGTAATATCAGTAATTATCGGTCCTCCAGGTACAGGTAAAACTTATCTCTCTTGCGCTAGAGCTCTAAAGTTTATTAAAGAAGACGCGATGACTTATAAGAAAATAATTTTAATTAAGTCAGTGAACGTACCAAAGGATGAAGAAATTGGGTATTTAAAAGGTACTCTCGAAGAAAAGATGGAAATGTACATGTATCCATTTATTAGTAATTTTCACAAAGTAATCGGTAAACCTGCAACTGAAAATCTAAAGAATAATGGAGTAATTGAAATTCTTCCAATTAAGTTTGCATTAGGTGTTACCTTAGACGATGCGATCATTATTATTGATGAAGCTCAACAAATTTCTAAAGATAATTTAAGAACCCTAATCACCAGAATTGGAAACAACTCTAAGATGATATTCTTGGGAGACATTAAACAAAAATCAGTAAATAAAAGAGAAAAGAGTGCACTTGAAATCTTGATCGAGTATTTTACAAATATTCCTGAAATAGGAATAGTTCGACTTGGAAAAGAGGATATTGTAAGACATCCTATTATTAAAAAGATAGAAGATATTTTTGATAAGATAGAAGATTCTGAAAAACTAAATGGAAAATAAAAAAAGAGCAGCGTTAGCTGCTCTTTTTCGTTAAGTCTATTTCCTTTTGTGCGATCTCAAATTTTTGATCCTTATAAATTATTTCGCGCTCGGCTGCATGCTTTACCATGTATCCATCTAATTGATCTACTAGATCCCAAACGTAAACTTTATTTTTTTCAGCAAGCTTACGCATCCCTCGACCAATTGACTGACGAATTGTAATTTCAGCTTTAGTCGATTCGGCAAAAACTATATGATGCACATTTTTAAGGTCAATTCCAGTAGAGAAGGTACCAAACGATGCAACGATAATTACGCTGTTTTCGGCTTCCATTTTTTCTTTAAATATATCACGATTTGAAGACTCCACTTCACCATCAATATAAAAAGTGTTTTCATTCCATTCAGATATTTTTTGTTGAATCTTTTTACCATATCCATTTTTTACATCTGAAAAAAGAATAAGAGTATTTTTATTTAGTCTCTGTACTAGCTCACTAATAAAATTAAGACGCGCTGCGCTTTCAAAAAGAAAACCACGTTCAATAGATAACATGTCTCTGCCGTAATCTTTTGCATTTTTATACATGTCTTTTCCGTCCTTCTTAAGCGCCCAATATTTTTGAAGGTATTCGTCTTTTGGATCATACCTAAGATTTAGGATTTGAATTTTAATATTTGGCGAATAACCATTATCAATTAAGTGTTTTGCAGAAAGTACCATTACTAGTGGCCCAACGTTTTCTTGTACTCGATAAAAGTCTGAAAACTTTTCATCGATCTTTACTGTTCCAGAAAGACCCAATCTATATTTCCATTCAGTACATGCAAGAAGAATATCTCGAATCACATTACCTCGGCTCTTATGAGTTTCATCAACACAGACTACTGCAAATTTTTTGAATATTTCAGGTGCAAGATTTTGTAAACTCTGATAAGTTGAAATTACAACTTCACACTCATCAAATTTTTCTTGTTTAAATTTATTATCGCCTCCAATTTGACAAATCTTCCATCCCTTTTTTCCAACTGAATATAGATCAAATTTTTCGGCAGTTTGACCGACTAGGGAAATGTTTGGAACTATAATAAGAGCCTTGTTTTCAGAATCTATTTTTCTTGCGTCTCTTAAAAAAGAATTGTAAATGTAGAAGATGAGAGTTTTACCAGCAGAGGTCGCCAGCTCTTGAGTACAGAATCTATATTTGATTGCTCGAAATGCACCTTCGATTTGATAATCTCTAGGCACGATCGGCAAGTCTTTTTCGTCCACCACTCCACTTAAGAGAGAGTCAACATAGTTAAGGTATTTTGCATTGTCTAATCCTAGATTTAGGAATTCATCGATTCCGTCAATCTCACAGTCGTATCCATAAAGATCGGCAAAATTGTAAATCTCTTTCCAAAGACCAACTGCAATCTCTCCTTCCTTTGTAATAAAAGTATCGAATCCGTCCCAGATTCCACGGTCAACCAGAACGTTAAATGCTGCTTTTTTCGATTTCTTTTTGAAGAAGGAGAAAAGATCTCGACGTTCAGAGTTGAGGCTGAAGTCGACTAACTTAATAAATTTTTTGTCTGGAGTAAGTTCGAACTTTAACACATAGACTCATTTTTTTAAAGACCGAGAGTCTTTTCAATATCTAATCTGGTTTTTATACCAAAGATGATATTATCAATCGTCTTGATTGATTCATTAAAGAATGAGACTTGATTTTCGAAGATTTCAAGATATTCTTTAGTACTGGAAGTCTTGCCCTCAATCACGACATTCTTTTCGTTAGATTGATAGCGTAGCTGTAAGTTCTTTGAAAGATTTTCCATTACGTCTGCTTTTTCGTCCCTAAACTTTTTACGAAGCATTGTGATATGTTCTAAAAGAGTATGATTGTCCTCAAGAAGGCGTTGTCTAAGCGAAAGCATGTTTACCTGAGCATCCTTTAGAGTCTTAAGATTAGAAAGCTTTTCGATGTTTTCATAGATTTCTTTAGAAACCTCAGCTCTTCTTGCTTGGAATTTTTCAGCAATATTTTTCTTGGTATCTTTGGATCCAGTTTCGCTCATGTTAATAAAAATTTAGAGTCTTATACTAAAGAAGACTAAAGAGTTTAGCTAACAAACTCAATAAAACGATAGTAATGAGAACCTAATTTAAAGTAATCTTCAGTACTGAAATCGCCTGGAGTAAGAGAAGAAACGATCTCATTGCCGAAATCGCTAGAAGTTCCATCCTGAGAATATAGAGTAGAATACTCAGAACCGCCTTTACCTAGAATGATTTGCTTAATATCGAACTTTTCATAAAGTCTCTTAATTTCAGTTCGAAAGTCTCGATCACTGTCTAAAATAAAGAAAATTGATGGATACTTAAGTGACTTGCCATTGCGTCGCATGATCGCAGTCTGCTGAATATAGTCAGTTTCGTTAAAATATGAGTCCAATGCAGTGTTATAACTGTCAACTGTCCTAAAAACTATAATAACAAAGGGTCTTTTTAATTGGATTGCATCGCGAACGTCAGTCCAAGTGTGAGAAGTCTCAGCGCCAGCTGTTTTTAGGTCCCTGGTGTAATCTTCGAATAATTTTATGAACTTGTGAGGCAATTTCGTTAAAACTTTTTATTATTTATCAATACAAGACAGCATAATCATAACTAAATGGACAAAGTAACAAGACTACAGGTATTTGATTTTGATGATACTTTATTTAGAATTCCGACCTACACCAGTAAGATACACTTAGAAGGCTTAGGCTATACATTTAATGATCTCTATGAGTTTTACGATCATAATATTTCGTTAGACGAGTCGCTACACAACATTCAACTAATTGGTCCAGTGTACGATGCATGGAAAGAAGGAAAAGATGATCCTTCATGTATGCAGCTCTTAATTACACATAGAGTTCTTGAAGTAGAGGAGGCATTAATGAAAGTCTTGAACAAGAGAGACTTGAGTTTCGATAAAATCTTTATCCTTAGTAGAAAGACTGAAAAAGTTGATTCTATGCAAGAAGTAATAAAAACGTTGAGTAACTTAGAAACAGTTGAAATATATGAAGACTCCATTGACCAAATAATAAGGTATCAGGAATTTTTTCAATATTTAGACGAGTTATTACATATTAATAATAAGAAGAGTCTGGAATCTAAGATTTATATTGTTGATAAATCTAAAATGTACCGGATAGAAAATGTAAAACTTTCAGAAAAGAAGAGAATAACGCTAATATGATAATTTTTATAGAAGGGCCACGGCACACTGGCAAGACCCACTTGATGGAAGAGTTCTTTAAACAGAACCAGAATCCAAATGTTCTCTATTATAAATTTGCTTTTGCAAAGTATATTGAAGAACTTGGCATGAGAGACCAGGAAACTGGTCCAGGAGTACACTATTTTAGCATCGCAAACGTATTAACTATCCTAGAATTAAATAAAGAGATCTTAAAAGACAAAGTTATTGTATTCGATCGTTCTATTTTTTCAGCGTATGTCTGGTCGATCTATCGGGAACGAATGGATAAGCAGAGATTACTGAACGAGTTTGAAAAAGTGCTAAATAGTGACCTCTATCAAAACTGTGCTCTAGTATATTTGACTAGAAAAGAGATGGAAACTCCAGAAAAGAGGGACAAAGACTATTTTGGTAATTTCGAAAACTATGATGCTGAGAAAAAAGTTTTTGAAGAAGTGCTAGAGATGGCCAGTCAATATACATCAGATTCAAGCAAAAGAAACTTTAATATTATGTGCTTGAACAACTTTGATACTAAAAGCGTGACTCTTTTTTGTCAGATGCTCAATGACATAGCAAATCTAGGCTAATCTTCTTTAATAAATAATAAAAAACTATTCAAAATGGCTAAAGATATTAAGCTCTTTACTCAATATATTAAAGAGCAAGAGGAAAAATCAGCAGATTTAAACCGTCCATTAAAAGGCTACACTGCAGATCAAATTATTGGCAGAATTGGTGATTTAATGGAAATCCTGTCAGATGATATACGTTTTGGTGTACCTTCTGATACTTTAGGCCGAGCTACTACATATCGTGATGCAAATGGAGCAATCCAGAAAATTAAAGACATGCAACACTATTATGATAGTAAAAATGAGGATGTACGTTTCTATTGCTGGTCAATCAGCTACGATGGAAGCTGGAAAGCAACTAAGAATTTAAAACAAAAAATAGAAGCTGCTGGCGGGTTCGGTGAAGAAAAGTTAAATATGAACTTAAAGAAAATTATTTCATACTTCACTGAAAACGCAGAGGATTCAGATAACGTTCGTAGTATCTCAATTAGCATGGATGCACTAAGCATTAGGAAAGCAATGAGCAAAGAAGCAGAACCGATTGAGGGAGAAAAAGCACCGGCTGAAACGCCAGCTCCTAGCGCTGCACCTATACCAAACGAACAACCAACTGAAACTTCAGCATAATATAAATCATGGCAGGTATAAACAATTTAAAGGAAGTTTACGAAAAAAGAGGTGAAGATTTTTTAAAGAATCTTCTTAATAGTTATGTCATCATCAATGAAAAAGTAGATGGTACCTTTTTTGGAGTAAAGAAGAGCAAGAACGATCAATTCAGATATTTTAAAAAATCTGGAGAAATTAGTTATGTTGATCGAGTATTGATGAAATACTATAATTCAGCGATTGCATATTTTGAACACATTTCTCCTGAAAAAAGACAGAGGATTCCGGCTAATTTCTATTTTGGATTTGAGTATTTTACAAACGGCGATTCCCTAAATCATAGATATGACCGGCTTCCAAAAAACAATTTAGTCCTTTCTTATATCCATAAATTGGATGATTCTGGAGCAATTGTTTCAACTATTCAAAATAAAGAGCAACTTGACAAATGGGCAGATTATCTTGGAGTAGAGAGACCGCCGATTATTTTCGAAGGTAATTTAACGGATGAACAAAAAACTGCAATCCTTGAATTTGTATATGCGCCATCTGAGGAGTTATTTAGTAAATTTAAAACTCGGTCATTCACTAAATATATTTTATCAATATTAAATGATGAGCAGTCTTCTTCATTTTTAAAAGACACTGCAAACGGCAGCATTGATACTATTGTTTTTAGATTTTATGACGAAAATGCAGAGGATCCAGAAGCAGCAGTGTTTCTTGCAAAAATGGTCGATCCTATTTTTAATCATGAAAAAACAGTTAAACCAAAAGAAAATAAATCGCAAGATTATATTTGGCTTATTGTAATTGACGTGATGAACCATTTCGAAATGTATGACGTTGCTGATTTGAAGAAAATGGCAAGTGTCGGAAATACATTTGACGAAAAATACGTTGCGCTAATAAATACAATGTTCAAGGATTTTATTAAAGAATATTCTGGAAAATATGAAGGCCTTCGCCTTGAGATTCCAGACTATTTAAAGAGGCCTGAATTTGAATTGGATAAAACTCTAGTTAATGATCCAGCCGTAATTAAGTTATTAAAGGACGACACTTATTCTGAGATCTATAAAATACTTTTAAATTTCTTTAGAAGAAATAGAAAGAACTCTTCATCTGGCTTTTTTACTCCTGAGTTATTGACTCAACTTAATTTGATCGTTAATAAGATTAGGAACATTATTATGGGTGATGAAGTATATGAAAGCTTATTTCCTAGCTTTAGTGAATTTGTTGGAACCAATGGTGACGATTCAATGTTAAGTGAAAAAGAAGTTGCCGAAGGTAAGCATAAAAAACCAGTGCAAACTGAAGTTAACTTATTGATTGGTAATTTTCAACCAATTACAATGGGTCATATTAAAGCGGCTCAAAAATTAAAAGAAAAGAACGGGTGCAAAACAGTATTAGTTGCAATCAAACCTGAAAATCCAACTCAAAAATCTCCGTTCTCAGTAAGAGAAACAAGAGTAATGCTTGAAAAGGTTCAGCAAGAATATCCTGATCTAATTACTGATATTTGCTTAATTAAGTCTGGCCAAATTGAAGAAATATTAGACGCGTTGCAGCCGAAGTATAAACCATTATTATGGGGAACATCTGAACGTCGCCTTAAAGATTATGTTCTACAACTAGATTATATTAAAAAGAAAAGTATTCCTTTACGATTAGACAAAGGATTTAAACTTGTTGAATTACCTATTTTTGTAAAATCCGAAGACGTAGTCAATTCAATTGTAAAATCTGATTTTGCAGAATTTAAGAAACTCGTACCTACATCAATTGCCTCTGAATTTTTTAACCTACAAAAAGAATTAGAAAAGAGCGTAAACGAAGAAGTTAAACCAGCTTCTAATTTTAGCGCAATTTTCGAAAATCAAGATATTGTAGCCGATGTAGTTGATTCTGATGATACAGAAGAAGATATTACGAAGGAAGATATTTAAAACTTTATATTCATAAAAGAATATAAGACTTATAAATTTGTAAAGCACTAATGAAGTTTACCGAACTAGAAGACGCTGATATTGAATATATTGCAGAGATATATTTCAATAAATCTATTTCTTGGGATCAACGCCTAGATTTACTTGCGCAAAGATTTAAAAGATCTGAACGAACAATACAGCACTGGATTGCAAAACTTGGGTATAGTACTAAACAGGTCGAGGAGTCACCTCAATTAATTGCAGCAAAAGCAAAAGAATTTAACCGCGAAAAAAAGAGATTTATTATAACTTGGGCACAGAACGATACTCCTGTACATGAAGAGTTTATTGCAAATCTTGAAAAATACGCAGAATTAGTTGACGCAGACATTCACGTTATTGCAGGTCGCTATAAAAATCCAACCTCAGTATTTACTGATAAAAATTACGAAACGTGGTCAGATCGAATTATTGATTACTTAGATGCAAATCGTCATGACGTGCATAAGTATCTTTCAATTATGTCAGACGTAAAGATTCAGCCGACTGCAGTAGACCCAATGACTGGTTTACAAGGAATGAGTGGAATTAACTCATGTGTGTTCGGTTCACCTCGTGTACAATTAGAAACTATCCCAGTATTGGAAGGTAATCGTCCAAAAATGATGGTTACCACTGGCGCATGTACCGTTTCAAACTATACTGATTCCAAATCTGGTAAAAAAGGAGAATTTCATCATACACTAGGATTTGTTATTATTGAAATAAAGGATGAAGATAAATTCTTTATTCGTCAAGTAACTGCAACAGATGACGGAGACTTTACTGATCTCTATCATAGTGTAGTATTTGATTTAGAGAAACAAGAAAGCGTTATCACTCGAGTAACTAGTGCAGCGGCAATTGTTTGGGGAGACATTCACTATGGTAAACACGATCAACGAGTATTTGATTCCACCTTTGACTTGATGGCAAAGATCCACCCAGAATATGTTGTCTTACATGATGTATTTGACGGCGATTCAATTAATCATCATGAAATAAAGGATCCTTTTATTCAATATGAAAAGGAGATGAGTGGAGCAAATTCATTGAAAAAAGAAATCGACGAATTATTAGTTGGACTAGAAGAATTTCAAGACTATAATGTAATTGTGGTTCGCAGTAATCATGATGATTTCGTAGATCGGTGGTTGAAGGACACTGATTGGAGAAGAACAGTTACTCCAAAGAATTCTTTAGAATATATGCAGTTCGCAGCGGCGATCCTAAGTAAAGAAGCACCAAATGGAGTAATTCCATATGTTATCAATAAGAAGTTCCCTCAGTTTAAAACTCTAGGCCGCGGGGATAGCTTTATCGTAAAGGATTGGGAACTTGGCCAACATGGAGATATTGGTTCTAATGGAAGCAGAGGATCTCTTTTACAATTTAGAAAATTAAACACAAAGATAGTAGTAGGACATTATCACTCTCCTGGTAGAAAGGACGGAGCTCTAGCAGTTGGCACCTCAACTCACCTTAGAATAGGATACAATAGAGGAGCCAGCAGCTGGTTACAGTCACATGTGATTATTCACAATGACGGCAAAGCCCAGCATATCCATTTTATTGGAGGAGAATATACTACCTTAAAATAATCCGCAGGCCGTGAAACATGAAAAACCAGAAAGTTGGAAAAACTTAGAAAACTACAGAAAGGGTAAAGAACAGTTAAAAAATGCAATAGTTCAACATCCAGACGACGAACCCAAGACTTCAATCTACGATTATGTCAAAAAGAACGTTAATCGAAAGCTATGGGTGATACCATTTGACAAATTTAAAAGAAAAGGCGGTAAATAACTGCCTTTCTTTTTTATGATAAATAACTAAAATATAGCGTATACACAATGACGTTTTCCAAATACTTATTCACACTTTTAAACAAAGATAGACTTATAGTTGAAAGCTCAGGTGCTCCAAGTAGCCCAGTAATAGATGTTGACTCGATCAAAAATCAAATTGAGTCCGGCGTCGGTGGTGATATTACGCAAAAGGATGCGGTTACTGCATCTTTTGAGGCCCTTGAGAAGGCATTTGACTCAATTCCATTAGATTATTTAGAAAAAGCTGAAAATCCTGGGCTAGAAGACATTTTTACTGAACTTGCTAAGTCAGATAAGCTTGATTTTCTAGAAAAATATGCCCAAAATGAGAAAAATGCGATCGAGGGAGTTGCAAAATCGATGGAAACCATTGATAAGGAACGCGATGAAGTAAAATTCATAAATTATCTTCGTGACTATTCTAATATTTCAGAAAGATTACTTAAAATTTACAGACTTTGCGCTGGCCAGATCGGTTTATCGCTAACTGAGGCAGTAAATTTAGAGCCTGAAGTAAAGAGTAAAGTAGAACGTATTATCAAATTAAGTAAAGAGGGTGCAGCTAGTACCTGGAAGA